ACACAATTCCGTTGTCGCTTATGATAACTAGCAATGTTTGCAGGATATGTTCGCTGGAAGCAGAAATGACAGAAAACACAAAGAGGAGTGACAAAGCAATGAAAATGTACAAAGTAACAACAATAGACAAGTATAGCCGCAGGTGGGTACATACAGTATTTGCCGATAGCGAACGTGAGGCTATGAAAAAAGTAAGAGTTTTTGTTACGCCGCATGAAACTCTTTTGACAATCGAGGAGGTGAGATAAATGAGGTCACCTGACATTGAAATGGCAGTGCGGCTGTACTATGAAAAGCCCGAAATAACCAATGCGGATATCAAGGAGCTGTTCAGCACAGGTGAAACGCAGACTATCAAGATCAAGAAAGCTGTTAAGGAAGAAATGGAAAAGCGTGGTGTGAAGTCATGGTTGCCACACTCGGTCAATACCGAGATAGCCTACGAGGTGTGGGGCATTGATATCGACAACTTCGAGAAAAGACTTAAAAAACTCCGCACGCTTTACGGAAAGGACGTGAGAAAATGATAGCCGTACTAGAGATAATCAGATGTGCCGCAGCGGTAGCGCTCTTGGTGGTGCTTACAATGTATGTAGCATACAGGTGGTATGTAAGCATAAAAGAAACTGCCTACGAGGAAGCAGAGAAGAGCATTAAGCGTGCAGTGAGAGAAGCAGGCAGACCTGTGGTCAAGATCGAAGTTGAAATGAAAGGAAAGTGGTAATGAACATTGTAGGAATACTGCTGATAACAATAGCCGTGCTTGCAGGCATAGATGTAGTGATGTATCTTGTGCTGAGCGTGGTGGATAGGCACTGGGAGAAACGTTTTGAAAACGAGGAGGATAATGATGATAACGAAAGAGGAGTTTGAAAAGGCGGTGGAGTGCTGTACAGGATTTACTGTTAGTTGCGAAAATTGTCCGCTAAGCGAAAAAGATTTTAAGTGTGGTGTGTATTTGGCAGAGTACCTAAAAGAAAACGAGCCTGCACCTGCGGCAACAGGCACAAGCTCGGAGGTATCAAAAGATACCGATAACATACCAATTGATGATAGCATAAAATCGGATATATGTCAAGTGCTCGCAAGTGCTATGTCAACCCTTTTGGCACTGCGTCAGGAAATGGAGCCACATGAGAAGAAGGCTTTTGACCTTGGCGAGACATACAAGGACATCTGCTGTGCCAGTGCGTGGATGAATAGCGTGCGAAAAGGCGGTGACGGCAAATGACAATAGATGAATTTAAGCTGAAACAGAATCTGCCTTACGAAGCGAAGGTACGTCACGCAGAGATCAGAGCTTGGGAGTTCTACAACAAAGTGTACGGCGATCTTAACGCTACTTGTCACGTTTCTGTCGGAGGACTTGATAGCATTACACTTCTTGTGTTTCTTCGAAACATAGGCATTGATGTTCCTGCCATAAGTGTGTCTATCTTAGAAGATAGAGGAAATCAAGAGATACATAAGCAGCTGGGTGTTACATCTATAAAGCCATATATGAGCAAAACGCAGGTGCTCAATCAACTTGGCTTTCCGGTCGTGAGCAAAGCCAAAGCCAATAAGATAAGCTATCTGTTGCAACCTAATGCGGACAAACAGACATTTATTCACGCAATTATGACAGGTGATATGGGCGAACAGGGTGGCTTCAAGCACTCCGATCGCATCAAGTTGCAAGATAAGTGGATAAAGCTCTTTGGCGGTAATTATGCGCATATGCGACCTGATCTTGACATACGACCTGTACCAAAC